CTGCCGATGAGCAGCGAGCGGATAGCCCTGTGGTCGAAACTCCTGCGGAGCCTGTTCCGCCGCCGCCAGCCGGCGATGAGGAACGTGCCGCCGTCAGTCTCAAACCTACGGCCGGAATGGCCTCGGCGGCTCGCCGGGGGTTGAAACTCCACGAGGAAGGCAAGTCGGGCGACGGCCTGAAGCCGGAGACGGTGGCCCGCGCGAACCGCCTAGCCCGCCGCGAGGAGATGAACGAGGACTGGGTTCGCGAGATGAACGCCTGGTTCGCGCGGCACGAGTCGGCGAGCAAGTCCCCCGGCTGGGACAAGGCCGGCGAGGAGAAGCCCGGCTTTGTGGCGTGGCTCTTGTGGGGCGGAAACGCCGCCAAGAACTGGTCGGCCCGCAAGGTCAAGGAACTCGAAGGCGAGCGTGATCTTCCGGCGATTGACGAAGAGCGAGACATCGACGAAGAGTCGCTCGAGCCGGCCGCTCCGTCGCCGTCGATGAACGACGTTCGGTCGAAGATCGCATCGCTCAAGGCAACGATGCTGCGGACTCACTTGCACGGCAAGTAGTCCGTACCCTACAAATCAAGATATACGCCCTGCGAAGGATTTCGCAGGGAGCAGTGCGAGCGACTTGAGGATTCATTTCGCGGCGCGCTTGCGGGCAAACCACCCGCCGGCCGCCGCACCTTCGCGATTGGCCGGCTTCACAAGGAGCAAGGCCAATCATGGCGAGCAACCTCAAGCGTCTTCAGGACCGTGCCGCGGCGATCGCCGCCCGGATGACCGAACTGGCCGATGTGGCCGAGCGTTCGGAGGATCAGACCGCGGAACTCCGTCGGCTTTCCGACGAGGCCGACAAGGTCAAGTCCGACCTGGAGTTCGAGGGCAAGCTCGCCGCGAAGGAGCAGGAACTCCGCGCTGTCGTCGAGGCTGCGGCCCCGGCGGCCCCCGCCGCCCCCGTGGCTGCCGAGCAGCCCAAGAAGGTCGAGATTCGGGCGATCAACCCGCATCACTCGACCCTGCGTGCGTTCAACGACGGCCCCGATGCCGTCGAGAGCGCCTACCGCTGCGGCCGGTGGATCAAGGCCACCGTGTTCAAGAACGAGTCCGACATCCGGTGGTGCCGTGAGCACGGCGTCGAGGCCCGCGCCCTCAACGAGGGCAGCAACTCGGCCGGCGGCAGCCTGGTGCCGGAGGAGTTCGCCGCTCGCGTGATCCGTCTCGTCGAAACCTACGGCACCTACCCGGCCGCCGTCGAGAACGTGTCGATGAGCCGGGACACGATGGTGATCCCGAAGCGACTCACCGGAACCACGGCCTACTTCGTGGGCGAAGGCTCCAGCGTGACCGAGAGCGAGCCGACCTACGGCAACGTGTCGCTCGTCGCCAAGAAGTTGGCCGTCGGCTGCCGGATGAGCACCGAGGTGGTCGAGGATACGGCTGGTGTGGTGTCGCTCGCCGACGCCGTCGCCACCGAGTTCAGCACCTCGCTGGCCTTCCGCATCGACCAGTGCGGCTGGATCGGTGACGGCACGAGCACCTACGGCGGCATCAACGGCGTCATCAACAAGATCAACGACGGCACGCACACCTCTTCGGTGGTGTCGGCCGCGACGGGCAACACGGCGTTCGAGACGCTGGACATCGAGGACTTCCTGGCGGTGATGGGCAAGTTGCCCCTCTACGCCCGTCAGGGAGCGGCCTGGTATGTGTCGCCGGCCGGCTACGCGGCGAGCATCGCCCGCCTGAAGTACGCGGCCGGTGGCAACACCGTCGAGAACATCGGTGCGGCGGCTGGCGAGTCCTTCCTCGGCTACCCCGTGCGGATGGTGCATGTGATGAACAGCACCCTCGGCGCGGACACCAGCAAGGTGAAGGTGCTCTTCGGCAACCTGAACCTCGCCTGCATCTACGCCCGGCGTCGTGACTTCTCGGTGCGGCTGTTCGATCAGGTCTACGCGACCACCGACCAGCTCCTGCTCCAGGGAACGATGCGGTTCGATTCGGTCGCACACACCCTTGGCACGACTTCGGAGGTCGGTCCCGTGATCGCTCTCCGTTCGGCCGCCTCGTGATAACAGGAGCCTCTGAAGCATGATCCACTCCCAGAACCATAAGGTCGTTGCGAACCTCGAGTCGGCCGCTGTCGGCGCGACCGCGACCGCCACGCTGACGATCGACACCATCGGCTACGATCACGCCAGCGTGACCGTGCTGCGGGCCAGCAACGCCAGCACGGTGTTCGCGAACGCCGTGAAGGTCGAAGAGTCAGACGACAACTCGTCCTACTCGAACGTCACTGCCCTGGTGGGCGGCGGCGTCGGCGGCTTCTCGATCCCGGCTGTCACGAGCACGGCCCTGACGTCCGTCCTCAAGATGGACATCGACACGAAGGCCAAGAAGCGCTACCTGAAGGTGTCCTACACGCCCGGCGCCACGGCGAACGTGGCGATGGTGGCCCACCTGGGTCGCGCCGAAGAGTCGCCCGTGTCGAACTCCGACGCTGGTGTCATCGGCCGAGTCGTTGGCTAGTCCCGTACAAGCGGGACGGCCATGACGGCCGACAAAGGCGCAAGGATGCGCGCCCGCTCCTCACAAGGAGCGAACCATGCTGCTGCGTGTCGGTAATTGTGAAGCCGAGGTGAAGGTAGCCGCTCTGATGAGCGTCCCTCGCCTCGGCTTCACTGATAATTTCTTCTGCATCTCGCAGGCTCTCGCGCCGCACGGGATCGCCCCGATCAAATACACAGGGGCGTTTTTCGGGCAGTGTCTCCAGCGGACGATGGAGCAAGTGATCGACACGCACGACGTCGTGCTGACGATCGACTACGACACGATCTTCACGGCGAAGACGGTGGAAGCACTCCTCGCCCTCCTGATGCACTCGGGCTTCGACGCCATCGCCCCGCTCCAGACCAAGCGGGAATCGAACTCGGTGATGTTCGCCCTGCCTGGGTTCACGCCCGACGATCGGACAACGGTCGAAAACGACTGGTTCCAGAAGGTCGTGCAGCCCGTCGAGACAGCCCACTTCGGCTGCACGTTCATCCGCACCGCCGCCATCAAGAAGATGCCGAAGCCGTGGTTCCTGGCCGAGGCCAACGACGAGGGGACGTTCACGGGCGGCCACATCGACGAGGACATCTACTTCTGGAAGAAGTTCGCCGCCAGCGGGAACCGCCTGGGCATCGCCACCAACGTCAGTGTCGGTCACGCCGAACTGATGATCACCTGGCCGTCTAGGACAGTCGACGGGGGCAAGGTGCAGCAGCACACGACGGAGTTCTGGAACAACGGAAGGAAGCCGCCGGAAGGAGCCTGGGGGTTTGTGCCATGAAGATTCGCATCCTGAAGCCATTCGCCGGCTACCGCGCCGGCCAGGAGTTTGACTGGGGCGACGGCGCGGCCCGCATCTACGTCGCCCGCGGCCTCGCCGAAGAAATTGGCGAGCGGCGGCTGGAGGCAGCGACCGTCGAGGAGCGGAGCGAGCGGGCCACGATGCCGCAACCGGCCAGGAGGAAGCCGAAATGACCGTCACGATCACCTACGGCTCGCCGGAGTACCCGTCGGCCGGCATCACGCCGTACCGCAGCCTCGTCAAGCACACGGCCCCGGCGGCCTATCCGGTGACGCTCGCCGAGGCGAAGACGCAGTGCCGCGTCGACACCTCCGACGAGGACACCTACCTGAACAGTCTGATCGCGATGGCGACGGAGTACGTCGAGAACGTGCTGGACGTCAGCCTCATCTCCCAGACGCTCGAGGCCCGCTACGACTGCTTTCCCTTGTGGGAGATCATCCTCCCCCGCCCGCCGATGGCGAGCGGCACGGTGACGGTCATCTACCGCGACGAGGCCGGCGTCAGCCAGACGATCACCTCGGCGACGGGGGCTTTTCAGACCGACCACTACGCCACGCCGGGCCGCATCTACCCGGTCTACGAAGGCGTCTGGCCGGCGGTGCGAGGCGACGAGAACAGCGTCGTCGTCCGCTGGCCGGCAGGCTACGGAGCCAGCGGCTCGAGCGTGCCGAGCACGGTCAAGGGTCTGATCCTTCTCCTCGTCGCCCACTGGTTCGAGATGCGTCAGCCCGTGGTCACCGGCTTCAGCCAGGTGCTGCCGGTGCCGCAGACGTTCGACACGCTGCTGGCGGCGTCCGGCTGGGGGGGTTACCGATGAGCCTCCAGGCCCAGGTGCAGGCAAAGGTGCAGGCACGTTCGCAGTTCGCGAACGGCCTGACGACGGAGATCGCCGACCACCCGCTGACGTTCTTCTTCGACGTCGGTGACTGCACGAAGGTCTGGAGCGACCGCCGCACCTTTGAGTCGGGCTTCGACGAGGTCGACTTCTCGGCGATCGGCATCGGCACGGTGAAGTTGCTCTGCCTCAAGAACCTGTCGACGACGAACCAGATTGCCCTGTCGGCCGGGTGGACTGGGAGCCAGTTCAGCGTCTTCCGTCAGGATGCGTCGGCATGGAACTTCTCGCCGATGATCAACCTCGGTGCATTGACGATCCGCGGCTACCCGATCCGCGAGGGCGGTGCGTTCATGCTGTCTTGTCCGAACTCGGCCGGCTTCGCCACGACGAGCGGCGGCAGCATCCTCCGCGTCGGCGGGACGACGGGCCAGAACTACGAAATCTACGTCATGGGGACTTGACCGAATGGCACTCACCGCCCAGATCGCCCTCTCCATCCTCGCCCACGAGACGTCCAGCGGTGACCTGTCGCGGACGCTGCGAGCCACGCCGGCAAACTACGCGATCCGACTCACCGACGGCACCGGAGCCAATCAGGCACAGGTGGTGTGGAGCGACGCGCGGACGGCGACGACGTCGAACGACGACCTGACGCTTTGGAACCTCTCCGACACCCGTGACGGAGCCTCTGTCACGGTTGCATTCACGCAGGTCAAGTTGGT